ATTAAACTCAAATGTTTAGGACTTGGCGTAAGTGCTTGATTATGCTGCTTTGGTAAGCACCATCTTCGAGCTACAGTCGCTTCTTTAAACCCCAGTTTTTCAGCTAATTTTTTGTAACTTAAATTATTTTCTAATCTGTATTCTTCTAATGTCATGTCTTTATAAGTAACATGAAGTGATTTTAAACGTCAATACTCTATTTATATTTGACAATAATGACGTTTGAAGTCATACTGCTAGACATAAATCAAAACCAACTATACTTTATACATCATATTGTGTGTGTTTTTATTTTGGCCACAAGATGTTGTAGCAAGATTGTTGACACAAATAATAGTTGGAATAACAAAAAAAAGGAATATTATGTCAGTACTCAAATTTAAAAATAAATTCAAAACAACAGATGTACTTATGCCTAATAATCTTGATGCAATGATAAGACGATCTGGTCTTTTAAATAAAGAAGTTGCTGAACGTAAAGGGATTCGACCAGAAACAGTATCAAGACATATTAGCGGTGCATTACAATTCACGCTGAAAGATGCTGAAGAATATGCAATAATCCTTGGCTGCACTGCCCAGGATGTTTTGTTTGTGCAGCAGCCTACTTATGTTTTTGGTTATTTAGATAACAGTGTTGTCGATGTCATAACACCAGCTGAGAAACAGAGAGCTTTTTTCTTGCCCTTTCCTACTAGCGAGACTAGAAAAATTGTTATTTCAAGACATACAGAACAATCAAAAAAATGGGCAAATGATAGAATGTATATGTTTGATTCTGCGCCTATAAACAAAGGTGAGGTTGATCCTAATTCTTATATGACACTAAGCATATACATGGTTGATGGCCAAACAAAACCACAGCTTGGCGTTATTTATCCAGAACCAGGCGGTTTATTTTCAGTTACTTCTAATTCTGATTCGCATACACAACGAGATCAGTCAGTCGTAACTGGCGTTGTAGGCGAGCCAGTGAGTAAAATTTCTGGTCTTAACCTTAAATGGGCGTGTCCTATTATAATCTGCATACTAAGATCAGACTTAATTAATGTTGTAGAAAAAAAGTTTTAGTCAACCCTCTTGACTTTATAAATCAAGCTATAATAGGATCTCCTAATCTTAATTAGGGGATACTATGACATTTACAGAAACACCTAGCTATGCCGCTAGATTTGATTATTTATGGCACTCTAATCCAAAATCTAAGCTTAGATGCAAAGCTTTATTTGACAAAGTTCATGTAAGGCCAGCTCTTTCTGAAGCCTGGGATATTTATAAAAGCGATGAATCTAACCAGGACACAAAAGATTTAGCTTGGAAAACAATTTTAAAATATGAACAAAAGTTAAACGGCCAGGACAATGCTGCAATGGCTGGTGGCCGCACTGTCCAAGAAGCTACCGATGCTATACTGATAGATGGTGCGGATCCTGGCGCAGCAGTTGACCAGGCGATTGAATCATATAACAAATACAAACCTCGCACCTGGGATGATGGCGCTGATGCAGATAAAAAATCTAAATACATAGATGAACTAGAACCAATAATTAAAAATGCAGCAGCTGGTTTGCAAGAAGCAATGGCCAGGGATAATCAGATCGTTGAGAAATAGAATACATAAAGACCTTGCCTGGCAATGAGCTGCCACACAATACCAGGCCAGATTATAATAGGCGTGGCGATCTTAAAACAAAATGGTCAAGAGTTTCCAAAAAAACGAAGTCTGGTTTTTCTGCTGGCAGCTTGCCAAGTAGTTTGTCTGGTCCTTTTGAGCAGTCAGCTCTATACCAGGTAGCTGGTTTCTGGGCGTGCAATGGTAAACAACCGCCTTTCCTGGTCTATGCTAACGCTACAGACTACAAAATATTTGACCAGGGAAACACACCAGAGCTGCAAGATGATTACCTACAAGACGTTGTAAACGTGATTATTCGCAGTCATAAAACGACAGAAGAAATATTAAAAGCAGCAAGAAACAAAGCACATCTTTTTAAGCTTGTTGATCCAGATTTTACAAACATTTGCTGGTCAGAACCGCCAGAAATAATTGCAGAAGCAAAGAAACTTTGGGGGATAGAGTGAAAGATCCCTGGGTATTTTTGTTTGAGTTCATAGCTACCGCATTACTTTGTGTAATCACCTACTATTTAATTTGGTTTTTATTTTTAATTCAGCCTGGAGGGATGTAATGCAAGACATATTAGAAACAACACCAAACATTCATAAAAACGCCAGGGAAACAGAGCAGCTGGCCCTGGAGTTTATCTTACCTAAAATTAAAAAGATGCGCCTGGAAGTTCTTAAATCAATCGCCAGAGCTGGATGGACTGGCGGAAGAACTGGATCTGAAATTGTTAAGGACATTGATGGATACATTGTGTCGGTAAGGCCCAGGCTAACTGAGTTATATGAGTATGGTTTGATTACACCAGGTGACAAAAGAAAAAACAAAAGAGGATCTTATGAGTTGTCCTGGTTAATAACAAGTAAAGGTAAACAAGTTGCGGAGATGAATGATGAGTGAGCTGAAAGCTATATTAGAAGATCTTAATTTAAAAACTATTAATCTTAAAGGTAAAGAATACAGCATGGTATCTTCACGCCTGGAGATATTTAGAAAACACTTCGGTTTTAAATATGGAATTGTTGAAGAGATCTTAGTTGACGATGGTAAAAGAGTTGTCACTAAAACCAGTATTATAGATAGAGATAACCCAGAAACACCGATTGGCGTTGGTCACGCTGAAGAAATAAGAGGTAGTTCCCTGGTCAACAAAACCTCAGCTATAGAAAATTGCATGACAAGCAGCCTTGGTAGAGCTTTAGCTACTGCTGCTGCTTTACATGGCGGAGAAATGGCAAGCTCAAATGAGCTGGAAAAGGCTAATAATAACAATAAAAATATAGAAGAAAAAGAAATTAAGGAAAAAGAAGAAAACAAAGACAAAGATGATGACGAGGAAAAATGGCAAAAAATAACTCAAAATTATTTGCGAAATATTGATGAGATGAAGTCACAAAGTATGTGTATGCAATGGTTTAACAATAACAAAGATGTTCTGAAAAATATGAAAGAAATAGTACCGAGAATGTACGGCGAGATCCAGGAACATTACCAAAGAAAATTAGATTCACTACAACAATAGGAGCTACTATGGGAAACTCACCACAATTTTCAAATACAAATATGAAATTTCAAAGATCAGTATCTGCATCTGAAGATAACTTTGGACAAAAAGTAAAGATAAGTGTCTGGTTAAACTTTGATAATGGCTGGGATGATGAAATGAAAAGACCGCACCCACCTACTGAAAGCCAGCAGAAATCTATTGAGGATATTCATAGACAAATAAAAGACCTGGGCATGGAATTGTCAGTGCAGCTGCAAGGTGACAATCAAATGAACATTGCCAGGACCAGAGCCTTTTGTAATGAGCTTAGATATGAAACAAAGAGTGAGGTTGTAAATGGTTTTGACGATCTATAATAAAGCTTTGTTCAATATGAAAGAAGCTACACAAATTCTTTTTGGGCCATGTAAACCAAAAGGAACTGAGTATAATAGAATTATTAGAATGTGTAACAAGGGATCTATTGATTGCATAATGGATGGTGGTAAAAGGTATATTACCAGGAAAACATTAGAAGATTTTATGGGATCTGAAGAAGCATTAAAAAAAGCTCTACAAAATTTAGACAACATTGTAGAGCTTTATCCTAGTGATTAGAAGTTTATGTTAGCTATTTGCTGCTGAAGCTTTTGTTTTCTGGCCAGGTCTTGCATCCAGTGACCATAGACATTTTGTGTTATCTTAATATCGCTATGGCCCATAAGGTTCGACACAGTCCAGATATCGTCACCAAAATATTCTAACATTTTACTTGCGTAATAGTGTCTGAGATCATGCCATCTCAAACTTTTATTACTAATGCTTTTAACAACCTTTTGCAGCTGCTCTCGCCAATAAGTTCTGCCGACCATTGTGTTGTACTTAGTACCAAATACAAAGTTTGTACCAGCTGGTCTGCCTTGTTTGATGTAAAGCTCTTTAAGTTCTTTCATTATGTTAGCTGGTATAGGCACTATTCTATTTGATGTATTAGTTTTAACCATACCTACGCCATGCTGCTGAACCTCACCATCAACAATAACCTTGAGCTTTGCGCTTCTTTTTACTGCAACCTCAGACATTTCAAAATCAATATCATCCCAGGTCAAAGCTCGCTGCTCACCAGATCTAAGGCCAGTACCGCAAGCAAACCTATAAGCAAGCCTAATTGATTTAGGTAAATGACTATCAATCTCATGGATAAAATCAGTAGATAATTTTTCTATCTTAGGCTGCTGCTCTATGACTGGCCTTTTAAATTCAGCATCAAGCATTGGATTTTGTGCCAGGCAATTTCTACTTTTACCAAAAGCCAGGAGCTTGTTAAAACAAGATCTCATTTCCTTAACAGTTTTATATGATCGCTTCCCTCTCCTACCAGAGTTAAAGAGTGTAGGTAAAATGTAAGTTTCACAATGCTCAACAGTCAGATCCCTGGGCCTAAGTTCGCCGACAGTTTTACCGCCAAGGTTAATTGCCAGGATTGTATCAAACTGAAATTTATATTTATCAAAATAATCTGGTAGCGGTTTGCCGCCTTTCATATTTTTATATTCTCTAAAATAAAAAGTTCTAAGAGGATCATTATTTTTTAATCGCTGATCCCATTCGTACTTTGTATCCTGGTCTGGAAACTCACCTAACAAATCTCGTATTGTCCAGTTATCTGAATCTTCAATCTTAGTTTTTTCTAGTTCTAAAAATTTATCTAATTCTTTTTTTGCCTGGTCATAAGTAGCAAAATATTTTTGACCACCTCCAAAAGATCGCAGCTCTAAACGCCAAGGTGAATGACCAAGTTTTGATTTTCTGGTATCTTTCTTAATATATTTTTTCAACATTTATTATACTCCTTATATATTAAAATATAATGAGCATGACTTGAAAAGTCAATTAGCTTGACATTCTGAGACACAAACAAAACCGATAGCGTGAAAATATTTTTGTGTCTATATCGTGTCTCAAAAAAAGTTAAACTAAAACTTTCTAGCGATATCAGATACTTAGATGGTGATCCCTACGAGATTCGAAACGATATGGAATCATATCCTGGTGTGTCTGAGTGTCGCTGATCGTTGCTCATACTTAGATTATACACACATAGATATAATTAGCAATAGCTGGATACATATTTTTTTGTGTCCAGGATTGTGTCTGAGACACAAAATATACCGCTATGAATGATTTTATGGAGAATAGATAATATGACTAGGGTCGTCATATCTTATGTGGATTGCTGGCGTTTTAAAGGCCGTACAGAATCGAAACGTGTTCCAGGTAAAATCATACCTGGGATTTTTATTTTTTCTTTGCTGTCTTAGCAGCTGCCCTAAAATTCTTTGCAGTTGGCGCACCTTTTGTTCCAGGCTTGCGCATTTTTTCTTTGGATCCAGCTTTTATTCTTTTTCTTTTTGCATGAATATTTGCATAAAGTCCTGGTCGTTTTGCCATGATAATTACCTTTTAATTATTTCTTTTTTGATTTCATAATTTTCTTTTGCAAAGACATAGTTTATGTTTTTTGTTTTTTTTTTATAGCTTTTTT